CGCTTGTCGGCGCCAGAAGGAAAGCTGGTGCGGAACAACGTCATGACGGCGCGCGACATCAACAACACGAACACCAGGCTCAAGGCTTTCCGCGACGATCCGCGCCTTCACAGCATCCGGCCAACGTCGGTTTCCGCGGCGCGGCTCGACAACTTCGTAGCGCCCAACAAATCCATCATCTGCCATGCAAATCTCCAGATAGTCCTGGAAACCTTTTCGCACGCCCAGCCAGCCTCAAAATACAGCCTGTCCAATGGGGCGGAGACGGCGCTTACGTTTCCCGAGCCATGTTTCACCTTACTGTTTGGGAGGAAGTGTCTGCCCTATCGGCAATAAATAAGGGGCCTCCTGGCGATTTGGACGGTAAGAGAGCGGGTGCGCAAAACCCCGCCGGAGCGGCCGCCGTACCTGTCCAGCGCCACAAGCACGGACGCGAGGTTGCTCTCGTTCACCCTGCCCTTTGCGGCCGCGCAAATGTGCTGAGCGGTGATGGCGCTCATTCAATTCTCCTGATTTTATTGGATGGGAGTGTGCCTGTGGCTTCAGCTCCAGGACGCAGGCGATACCCTCTTCCTCCCCGTAAGGACGAGCCCGTTAAGCCTGTTAGCTGAATGGTTGGAGGACCTGATCTGTGGTTTGCTTCTGTTAGGAGCCGCCTCATTTACGGCGGCCAGAGGCTCGTTGCTAACCGGCGGCGGGTCGACGAGCCTCGCCCAAATACTCCTGGTGGGTGCGTACAGCTGACCCGTGATCCTCGGCCGGATCGCGGGTCTTTTGTGTTTTGGAAAGCAAAAGCCCCTTCTCTTCTCATCCCTGAACATGAGTTCGAGGGCGACGAGAAGAGTTTCCCGAGCCATAATGGTCTCCTGGTTGGCGCTTGTGATAAAGGCGGATGAGCTGGATCGCCCGGCGTGGACGCTGCAAAGAGGCCTGCCCATGGAAAATAATGAAATTGACGCGGGGCACCCGGACGAATCCGATTTGCTCGATGCCCAAATGAACTCAGGAATACCGCTGATCAGGGCAGGTAGAGCGCGCCTCAGGCTCGCCCTTCCCGGTTATCGCGACAAAATCCCTAGCTCCCACAGGCTCGCATTTCAGAGCCTTTGCCGGGTCTATGAGGTCACTGCGCTGATGGTCGACGAGCTCCGCAAGGAGGTCCCATGTCGTGAAGAGCTGTTGGCGGAATATGAAGAGATCTGTCGCGGCATCGAAGCCGATGCGGTTGCGATGCTGGATGGCGAGAAGAGCGATAGGTGGCTCTAGGGTGCAGCCGCGTCGCGGAGGACCCGACTGAAGGAGACGAAAAGGCCCGTTCTCTCTCAACAAAAGAAGAGGCCCAGCGCCTGAGCGTTCGAATTCATGGCCACTGGAACGCCGTCAGCTCTGCCAAAAGGATGCCAGGTTCGAATGAATTTCAGAGGCCAAGATGAGCCTCAATATGGGCGAGCCGTTCGGCAAGCGCGTCCTTTTCCGATTTCACGGCAACGATTTCTTCTCCCTGCAGCATGTTCTTGTGAATGACGCACTGCAGGGCCGCGACAATATCGGCCGTGATCAGGCCGTAATCCATTGTTTGAAAAACCGGCGCTTCGCCCGTCTTCTCAAACAGGGCGCCCTCCGCCAATGCGTCGCGGCGCACGCCCTCGTTGACGACTTCCGGAACGGTGATGGTTACCGTTTTGGTATTGCCGTCCTCGTCAGTTGTTTCCCGCTCGACCTCGTGCGCGGGGAAGATCTCTCGGCCTACCTCAACAACCTCGTCTTTCTTTCCGGTCACCGCATGAGGAACAACCTGCTGCGCCTCGTGAGCAATGAAGCCCGTTACGACGCCCTTTTCCGGAGCATTGTTCCACCGGTGGAAAACCGGGCGCAGAGCCATGATTTTAAGCTCCGCATGATCCAAAACGTCGAATTGCTCCGGAGTAAGCGAGAACGTCACGATCGGCTGAATATCCGACTTAAGACGGTAATCCGATGTGGTGGAATAGCTGGTCCCAGTCGCGGTAACTGAGATGCCCCCTACTGATGAATTCTCGCGGTAGAACTCCTGAACGGCGCCGTCAGTAGCAAGTCTGGACTGATAAAACGGGTTATACCCCGATGCGCGCCGCCACATGCGTCCGGTCGCCGGACGCATTGCAACGCCGGTTGTGCTCCCGGTTGCAGGGTCAATCGTTGCTGTAAGCCCTACGAGGAAATCGCCGTTAGTCGGCTCGAACCGGGCGCGCTCGACATTGTTTGCCTTAAATATAAGCGGGTGATCACTTACAGAACCGAGTCCAATGAAATTTACACCCGACTCATATGATCCGACAACCGAGCCTCTGTTCAGTGCAAATTGAACATAACTTCCTGCGCCGTCCAAAGATTGTGTACCGGACCAAGTATTGTTTCTGTCCTGCAACCCGACCTTCGCCCATGAACTCCAAGTGGAACCATTGTTCCACCGCATGTACATGTTGCCGTTACTTCCTCGAATGTATACTTGCGTAATAACCGTAGCCGTGACGGCAACGACTGTGAGAGAACCTTGCGCCCCTTCGGGGGTATTCACGGTTCCTGCATTGACACTGTAAAACCCGGTTTCCGTTGCGGTATTTGCGTCAGAGAGAGCCGTTTGCACCGTCCTGAGGCGAGCGGGCAACGCACCATTTAGTATCTCCGATGCGCCAGGGTAAGCGGGGTTTGTTATGTTCCACCAGGGATTAGGCCACGTTCCCGCCGAAGCTTCCCCCGAAAACCGAAGAAACTTCTTCGGGGAGGTTGCATCAGCTATATAGATTTCCTGAAACACCATCCCGAAACGGCGATAAACGTTCAGAACAGCTGTATATCCTGTAGCCGCCGCCCCGGATGGTCCGTTCGTCCAACTGCCTGTGATCGTATAGGTACCGGGGATGATGATCGTGTTGAAATCACCATCCGAAAGTCCGACCCCAGCGGCGGACGGGACAGGCGAAGCAACACCACCATTTACCGGGCCGAGTTTCCCCAGAAGCGCCAACATCGAGTCTGCGGCAAGCAGGTCTCGGCCCTTAGCCTTGATGTCGGTCAGGGCCGCCCCAGCTGCCCCGGTGAAATACGCGAGCTTGTCAGCTGCCGGCGTAAGGCCCGCCAGCGCCGCCAACGCCGCATTGTCGAGCCGCTGTATGTAGGTCGAGAGCGCCTGGGCGTTGACGGTCTGCTGCTGCAGATAGGCAGTGTCGCGGACAATCCAGTAGCCCTGCCCGGCCGCCGTGGTGCCTCGCCAGGGCTTCGCCAGCGTGAGCTGCGTGTTGCTGTCGACGGAAAGGATCGGGACCGGGTTGCCGTTGCTGCTGTCGAGGCCGAAGATCCCGCCGGCAATCAGGCCCGCGGCCCAGGCGGTCCCGGAGCCGGTGACAACGGCGCTGCCGGCGGTCACGGAAACCGTGCCCGTTACATAGGGTATCGTCATGTCAGGAGTTCCTAAGCTGGAATGCCGAGAATGTAGTAGCGGATGCCGAGCACGTCGTCGGCGCCTTCGGTGCGCCACGTGCCCGGGTCATCATCATCGTTGTAATAGTCGCCTGGTCGTCCGCGATTAGTGACAAACGTTGCGCTTGTCTGGGTCAGGCGACAATGGGAGCTGTCCCCACACTCGAAATTGCTGCTTGTCGAGTAGATCAACTGGCGAACGGATGGTAATTTGATCGACGCCTGCCAACTGCCGAAATTCTGATCCGAACCGGGCCCGTGTTTGGTCATGTACTTGACCATGGGGAACATGCCCGTGGCGTCAAAATTGACAATCGTCTCGACTGGACTCCCTGCCGAAACGGGAAAATACCCCTCTTTGATGATTTGCACACACGGCCAACGACTGTCGATCACGATGTCTGCCCAGGACGGCGGGTTGGCGGAACCGGGGCGCAGGAATTGAACCACATCCACGCCGCCCTCAGTGAACTGCCTAAACACCTTGTTGCTACCATTCGTCGGGCTGTCGCCGGCGTCGAGATACAGCATGAACCGAGCGCGCATAGCGGAGGCCGCGTTAAAGTAAATACGCGTGCCGCTAAACCAGTACTCCGCTCCCGCGCCGTCTTCCATGTCAGGAGTCCACGGATAATAGATTGTGGATCCCGTGTAGAAATGAACGTCAAGCGCGATATTTGTCGGCAGCGTTATACCGGTATCGTAGAACGACTCTCCTGCGGGAATTGCGACGTCCGCAGCAGCGATGACCTTGACGGGCACACGTCGACTGTCGAATGAGATTTGCCATTCGGTCGCCGTTTCCGCGTTGTACCCCGGCTTAGCGATAATCATCTTATCCGAACGAATGATGAGGTTCTTACTGCCGTTTGGTGCGAGCACGGGAGCTTCTAATGACGGGTCTTCATTGCCGGGGAGGTTCCACACGATCAACCGTTTATCGCTGGATTGAAAACGGTTGTAGGCGTCGTTTGTGTCTGAGTTGTTTATCCTCGTAACTGTTCCATACGGAAACGAACCCCAATTGCTGACAAGCCCCTCATAATCTTTGAACCAAGGGGCTTGACGCCAATTCCCCATGAACAAATAACCGCCTTGATCGTTATAATATTTCCCGCTGTACCGGCGCTGTATTTTCATTTGATTAAAGCGGCCGGTACTATTGCGGGTGGCCTTCACGTCAAAAAGCGGCATATTGTACTTCACATCTGGGAAAGCGCTGCTCTTAAACACCCATATCGCTTCATTGAATCCGCCCGCGTCACCGTAAGCAACAAGCTTTTGATAGTTGGAAGAGTTTGACCCGGCGGGAAAGTATTGGGTGCCGCTTCCGCCGGGAATAGTGTTCACACGCTCAATGTGGGCAATCGAAGCGTTTAGCGCATACTTTGAGTTGTAGAGGAACTTCGAACGCTGACTGTCTGGCGTCGTGCGCGGATTGTCAGCGTCGCTCTTCATGATTTTGACGCAGCCGGCGCCGGTACTGTCGACGCCAATCATCGTGCGGACCATTAGCTAAAAACCTCGATCGTGCCGTTGTTGAGGTCGATTTTCATCTTCCCGTTCAGTGACTGAAGGAGACCGGCGTTGACCGTTCCGATGTTGGCTACTGCCAGCTTCAGCTCGCCGTTTTCGAAGACGAGCGGATAGTGACGATTGTTGCCTGAGGTCACGAGGAACTGATCCGCCTGCACCGCCATGCGCGACTTCTGCACGCCGCCTTCGGTGTAAAGCTCGACATAAAAGCCCGACACCTTGAAGCTCTGGCTGGTCCCGGCCCGCAACAACACCGAGAAACGGGCATCAACGCCGGTCGGCGCCGCGACCGCTTCGAACTTCACCAGCCCCTGCGCAAAGCGCCCGTTGAAATCGGCACTCACCCCATTGATGCTGGTCGCTAGCGCGCTGTCGCCATTGGCACGCGCCGTCTCCTCCTGGATGATACGCGCCAGGTTGCCATCAACCTCCGCATCCAGGCTGGTGATACGGCTGGAGAGCGCACTGTCGGCGTCTGCTCGGGCGGTTGCTTCCGCCTGAATGGCCGCCGCGTTACTGCCGGTTTCTGCCGTGAGCTGCGTGATCTGGCTGCTGAGCGCCGAATCTGCGGTCGCCCGCACAGTCTCCTCAGTGATCAACCGCGCGTTCGTGCCGCCGAGGCTCGCCTGCAGATATGTCAGCAGCTGCGCCGTCGCCTCGTTCTCCGAAACGCGCACACGCCGCTCCTCGGTGATCTGCGCCAGCGCATCGCCTATGGTGGCAACGATCTGTTGGCGCTCGATCTGCCCGACGGCGCCTTCGAGCGAGAACGCATCCAGCAGCTCGACGAGGCGCGGACGGAAGAACTCGTCCATCTCCTGCTGCAGTTCCTTGAAGCGGTTAAGCGCATCGTCCTGCAGCTGCTGCAGACCGGTCAGCAGTGTCTGCAAACCGGTCGGCTGCGCCGTCGTCGCCCAGGGCGTGAAGGTGCGCAGCCGGTCGGGCACGGTCGTGATCGTTGCCCGGGCATTGTAGACCTTGCCCGAGACGACGTTCTTTGTCGTGCGGAACAGGCCGTCCTCAGGCGAGGTGCACTGATCCTCGAACAGCTCGGTCGTGCCCTCGATCTGATAGACGAAGCGCACCGCCGTCATCGTCGGATCATCCGGAGGGGTCCAGGTGAAGACGAGAGCCGGCGTATCGAAGCCCTGCGCACCGTTGATCATGCCGACGGCAACGTTGAAGTTCTGCACGGTCGACAGCAGCGACGGGTTGATCGGCGGCGTCGGCGGGATGACGATCGGCCCGGGCTTGATGCCGGCGTCGTCATAGATCGTGGCACTCGTCTCCGCGAGGACCAGCGTGATGCGCAGCCGCTCGTCGGCCCGCCATTCGCTGATCAGCCAGCTCTTGCCGCGCCAGGTGATCCACTCACCTTCCTGCACCGCCAGACCGAAGCGACGGCTGACGGGTACCGTTGCCTTGCCGCCCATGCGGTTCTGCCGATAGCGGATGTTGAGCAGGTATTGCGCAATATCCGGATCAGTCACCTGCAGGAAATCGATGCTCGTCTGCCGGTTACGGCCGTCGGCGGCGATGTCCGCATTCACGTAGACCGGCTTCAGGCTCTCCGGGTTCCACATCGACTGGATCGAAGTGAACTGGCCGGAAAGGTGATTGAAGCGCTCAAAGGCCGACGGCCGGAACTGCACGTCCTTGGCGCGGTCGATCGGGATATCGGCCGCGGTCAGTTCCTTCACCGGGATCTGCGGCGCCCCGGGGATGACGCCGGAAAGGCCGCGGCGGTTGAGGCCATAGCCCGCCATCGCATCGTCGAACTGCTTCAGCACCTCGGTATGATCATCGTCACCGCTGACGAAGAGTGAGCACTCATAGGTCTTCTTGCCGTTCGCCCGCAGCGTGTCGCAGACGTTCATCGCCACGAAATAGGTGGCGAGATCGATCTGGCCGAGGCTCTTGCCCTCGCCGATCAGCGTCCGGCCGGAGACGAGCGCGCGAAGGCCCAGCTGATAGTTGAGGCGGTGGACGGCCGGGTTCTTCGTGTGCACCCAGGTCGACGGCGTGTTGAGCCGCTGCGTCCCGGAGCCTCCGGCTACAGTCGAGTCCTTCCGCGGATCATATTCGCGAAGGCCGCGCAGCACGAATTCAAGTTCCGGACGGCCCTTCGAGCCGAAGAGCTTGTCGCTATAAATGCGCTCGACGACGACGTAGCAGATGCCGGCATTGACGCTCGTGCTCTTCCACTTGTTGCCAAGGGTTGCCGAGACGTCGACCAGCTTCTGATCGACCAACTGGCCCGGCCTGCCATCATAAAAGCGGATCGTCAGGGCCGGGTCGCCAGAGCCGTTGACGAATCCCTCAATATGATAGTTAGCGACCTCGTTGCCGATGACCGGGCGGGATACCAGCGCTTTCTTCTCGCCGTAAATGTAGACGTAGGGCTCCAGCCCGTCGCACCAGCCGTTGGCGAGCACGAAGACCTCGGCATTCCATTTGTTGCCGCTGCCCCACTTCGCATAGAACGTCCGCTGCCCCTTGGTCTTGCCGACGCCGTAGAGCGTACCGACCGGCACATCGCCGCCGAACTGGATCTCGCCTTGGACCGCCGTGTACTTCCGCTTCTGCTGCTTCTGCTGGGTAAGCTTGCCGATCGCCAGCTTGGCACCGAAGGCCAGAGCACCGCCGATGAGGCTGGTAGCGAGCGCAGAGCCGCCGAACAGCGCACCGGCGATCGCCGTCGCAATTGAAGTGAAGATTGCCATGTGAGGTTATCCGAGGTGAAAGGCGGCAATGACGTCGGCGAGGCCGTGATCGCTCCGGCCGCGCTCAGTCTTGGTCACGAAACGGGCGCCGAGGCAGATGCCGACATGCTCGGCGCCGTCGGAGAGGCGCAGGACAACGAGATCGCCGAGCCGCGCTTCCGCCCCGCCCTTCGGCTCCTGCCCGAGCTCGGCCGCAAAGAAGCTCACCAGCGACTTATGCCCGCGCCGGCGCAGCACCCGCTGCGCGCCGGCGAGCGTGCGATAGGCGCCGCGGTACTTGTCAGCGAAGGGCCAGCCCGTCAGCGCGTCGATAAAGGCACAGCCCAGCATGAAGCAATCGGCCGTGCCATAGGCATAGGGTTTCGCAAGCTCACGCGCGAGCGTGGCTTCGACGATGCGGAAGCGATTCATGGAATGTCTCCGAGGTGCGGGATGGAGTCCACAAGCCAGACCCACTTGGTTCCCCAAGCGTTCCCCCGCCGTTCTATAGTCTATTAATCTAGATCAATATCAGCGCGACACCTGTCCCCACTCCTCAGGGATGGTCGCATTCGTCGCCACGTGCTCCAGGCCCGTGTCGGCCGGATTATTGTCGAACTGCTGCTCGGCCTGCGAGCGCTTGACCCCGGTAGAGCCCCGCGCCGATCGTCCGGGCGGCTGCAGGTCAATCATCATCGTCAACGTCCGCTCGGAGCCCGAGACCGCGCCTTCGTTGTAGCGGACCTGGTCGATCTCGTAGATTGATGAGGCGAGAATACCGAGGACCGCGTCCGTTTCGGGATCTCCCGCCAGATGGGAGATGATCACCGGAGCATTTTGATAGTTATATTGCTCAATCTGAGAGACTGCGTCCTCGGGGTTGCTGACTGGGATGTTTGAGAAGACGATAGTCCGCGTCGTCACGGCGACGCCCACGGCGCTGACCAGTTCGCCCGGCTCGAGAAACCGGTTCGGAAGATAGGTCAGACCGTTATAGGTGTAGGGCCTCCCGCCACGATGGTAGCCGACGGTCTTGCCGGGTAAATCGAAGCGGATGAGGTCGAGCCGTGCAAGGCGGCCGGTCTCGAGCGCACTCTCGACAGCAGGATCCAGCACACTCATGAGAAAAACATCTCCGTAGCGGAAAAAGAGGCTTCGCGACCCGCCCACGATTTCGGTGCCGCCACACTGCCCGGATCAATACTCATGACACACGACGGCTTCTCGAGATGGACTGTCGCCGACGTAGAGAAATGCTGGGTGTCCAAACCAAACATGATCGAGAGCGTGACCACGCCGCTAGCGTTCGCCGTGGCGTTCTCGACGATCCGATGAAGGGATCGGATCAACACCGACTTCCGCAACTCGACATAGTCTCCGGATGATAGCTTGAAACCAGCCGGCAGACCTGAGACGACGATGGTTCTGCTGTTAGTAATGGACTGCAGAACCGCGCCGCCATTGAATGCCCCTCCCCCTGCTTTCGTGCCGGCGAGCGGCTTTCCGTTGTTGTGGGCGATCGGGCGTGGCCGGAACAGGTCGTATCCGAGAAATGGTGCACCTCGCGAACTCGACTTCATGACGAAGGCATCAAACAGTCCGTAAAAGGCTGGCGTCATCCAGTTCGTGGTGTATTGCGCCTTCCAAAAAGGCGTGCCGGCGGCCTGCTCTTCGGAACGCCGGCCCTCCATCATCGAAACGTCCGTCGGATTGATGGGATCAAACTGGCAGTCTCGCCAAGGCAGCGTCGGCAACAGAATCGGATCAGGCATGTTGGTTGCAATCCAGGGTAATCGCCGCAATATGCAGCGGTAGGGAATTAGGGAGCGGAATCAGTGCCCACAATCGATTTCAGCGGGACAACCCAGCAGGTTCTTCAGCTCTTGGCCGATGAACACAGCAAGCTGGTCAAGCAAGTATCGGACCTGGAATTCAGGGCGAATGCCCATCGCTTTATGTTTATGTTTGTTGCAAGCGCTTTATCGAACATCGATGAATCTCAGTACGAGGCGCTGATGGCCATGACAGAGAACGCCCGTAAATCGAACATCAACTCAGCGGAGAAATTCGCGAGTGATCCGAAATTGACACCCGAGCAGCGGTCCGGTGCACGACGTGCCTTCGAGGTAATGGCGCAGGAAATGGAGGAATTCCTCACATCAATGAGGAAGGCTAAGAGCGGCGAAAGCATCTTCACCGTGATCCAAGGCGGGAAATCCATCGAAGATTAGCGGTCTTCGCCGTTTTGGTAGATGTTTGCCTTCGCCGCGTCATACTGTTTTATGGTCTCGACGGAGACGCCTCGGCTCTCCGACCGAATGACGGGCCTGAACATCGGCCCCTCCTCAGCAATCACCCGAAGGATGATCGCGCGCGGCCCATTCTGGTTTAGCTGACCGCCCGATGGCGTCACGTTGCCATTAGCCGGTCGTTGAAGGCGATGGTTCGGAATGACCTCCTCGCCACCCTTGAAACGGACGAGCTCCGGCCCCTTTTCACCAACCCATGCGACGCCAGGACGAGCGGAGCTCGTTCCGTTTGCATACCCACGCAGCCCAGCCCATGGGTCCACCTTTGAGCCACCGCCGAAGAGCCAACCGAGCAGCCCTCCTCCACCAGCTCCAGCGCCGGCGCCGCTGACCTGAAACACCGCATCGAGAACGTCATTCAGCAGCTTGTCGGCGATGCGGTCGAGCACCCCCATGGCAGCGTCGCCGAAAGACTCCCACACAGACTTGCCGTTCTCGATCCCGGAGAAGAAGTCATCGAAGAAGCCTCCGGTCACGTCTCGGGCAAAATCGAGCGCGATACCCATTTGCCGGGTCTCGTCCTCGATCGAGGCCATGACCTGCGCAAGATCGGAGAGCTCACTCTTCTGGGCATCGGTCAAAGAGATACCGCGCTGCTGTGCTTCGTTCAGGAGCTGCGTCTCGAGGCGCAAAGCGGCGGCGGCCTGCTCCGTGAGCCCGATCGCGTCTCGCTCCGCCTCAAGCGCAGCGATCTGGCGCTCAGCCCCGGCGACAATGTCGGCGTACTTCTCCTGCTCGCTCTTGCCGCCAGTGCGCTTCTTTGACTTCTCGTCGACCTTCCCCATCCAGTCGGCGAGCGCCTGGAGCGATGCCACCCCTCTCGACGCGGCATCCGCGACCCAAGTGCCGATCTGCCCGATCCTATCCTGTGACATGATGCGTTGCAGATTTGCATTGCGGTCGGTTGCGGCTTTGCCCAGCGCATCAGCATATGGGTTCTCGATGCGCAACTTGTCGGTGAGGCCGAGATTCCCGATCGGTCTCATTCTAAGGCTCTCCGGCAGGAGCTGATTGACCTGCTCTTGCAGGGTATCAATCATCGCGGCGCCCTTTTGGATCAGCCCCGCCATCGCCTTTATCGCAGCGTTGGCAGCACCGACTGCAGCAGCTCCGATTATGTTGGGGAACTGACCCCAAAGAAATTTGATGTCCGCGAACGCCGCCTCAAAGCTGTTTATAATGAAGTTTGCAGCCGTTTTCACATCTTCGACAATGTCTCGCCCGAAGATTCCCTTGAGTTCGTCTCGGAAGACGACAGCAGCAGCCAAAACGGCTCCGAAGCCAGCGATAACCCAGCCAACAGGCCCTATCGCAGCCAACCATGCTGCCGTAAAGCTAGCCGCGACCGTCCCAGACGCGACTACGAGGCGGGATAAAACCGCGATAAAATTCACGATGCCAACGACGATCGATGGGGCGTAAATCAGTGCAAGGGCTGCAGCCGCAGCGACAGCGTAAGGCGCTATGGTTTCGAGAACATCCGCCAAGGCTATCAGCGCCGACTGCGCCAACTTTGTCCAATCAACCATCTGCAGGCCAGCGGCCGCCAGCGCGATTATGCCGATCGTCAGGAGGCTAACTGGAGAGAGCACCGACAAGAAGGCTGCACCCAATCCTTGGACTGGTCTCTCCATGGACGAAAGAACTGCGGCCAGTTGTGTGCCCTGCTGGAGGGCAATCTGCAGCGGGCCCATTCCCGTCTGCGCGCTGACAGCAATGTCTTGGAACTGAGCGGCAATATTTCCAAGATGGCCGCGCGACGATGCGCGGTTCTGATTGGCCGCCCGGCTCATCAACTCGATCTGTTTCGAGGCTGACGCGGCGGCCGCCCCCTCGGCGGCATAAGCCTTTGCGGCAGCTGAAGCCGCACCCGTTGCACCACGATTTGCGCCGGACAGCCCGTTTGCCGCTGCTTCCGCGCGCGCGGCCGCTCCCGTCAGCTTGTTGAGAGCGTCGGTGCTCTTCTCAACGGAACCACTTTCAACCTGCAGGCCGAGCGTCGCAACATCTGCCATGGCTTTTCCTTTTCAAAGAACGTGAGTTATCGTCCTCGCGATTCAACTGGAGGACGATTATGAGGTTCATTGTACTGGCCGCCGCTCTCCTCGCGTCGGGCGCAGCCTACGCGCAGGAGACGAAGCACGGATGGGGGTTTCAATTCAGACAGGACACATTCGACAAGGTTGTGTTCCCGCTCTCGATGATGTCTGAAGAAGGCGACAGCTTTGACAAAGCCACGCTTGCCGTCGCCTGCGGCCCGTATGGTAAGCTCGTGGCGTTTTTCCAACCCAGCGGCTTCGTTTCGTTTGACAGCAGCGCAAAACTTCAGCTGCGCGACGGTAATGGCACGAAGGAGTTTACGTTTTCGGTCGGCGAAGTTCCTCATCTGGCTAAACGACTGATGATTGACGCCGGCGAAACTGAAAAGTTGATAGACGTGTTCGCGCGCGCCGACGGCCAAGACGTTCCGTTTCGATCTGGAGAAAAGCAAGGTGCGTTCAGCTCGATTGCCGCTAGGACGACTTATGACCTACTGCGGCAGAACTGTCCCAAATGAGTCATGTCGCCTGAGAATGGGGCCGGCAAATCGCCGCCTCAATTCTCCTGCCGATCTTGCCGGTTTTCATGCTTCTTGAACCGCCGCGCCAGCTTTGTCAGCCCCTTTGGTTGTTACCGTCACCTGCTCTGTAACCTTCTCCGATCCGTGACCTCGTCACTTTGTGCTCAAGCAGACCAACCTGCGTTTTGGTCTCCGATCGGTGGGCAGGGCGCGCTAAGTCGTCGCCTCGCGCGCCCTGATCGCCTCGCTCTCCTTCTCGATCTCGATGCAGAACCGCGCGTCCATCGCCCTAAGGATCGCAAGCTCCTCACGCCGGATGATATTGCCAGTCAGTTGGCACCAAACAGAGAGTTCAATGTTCGAGATCGGTACTGGCCCGGAGAACCCAGGCGGCTGCGCCCGGCGAAGTTTCCAGAACCAATCCCATAGGAAGGCACCAGCGTCGGGCACCTCCGCCTCAGGGCTTTCAATCTCGAAGCTCTCATTGCGCTCGCGTCGGGTCTCGCCATCCTTGTCCTTGACGCTGTCGTAGCGCGCGACGATCGCTACGGCTTCGCAGAGCGTTTCGCCAAGCTCTTCGTAAAATTTGCGCGGTCCTCCGAGGCTGCCGCGACCTGGTCATAGATCCAGCCGGCCTCCTCAAGGACCTCCCGCGCTTTCTCGAAGGTGCATTCCGGCTTTTCTCCTTTCCAGTTGTGATCGCCCCATTCCCAGGACGCGACGGAGGCCGCCGCCTTGTCGAGGTACTCGGCCTCAACCTTGCTGGCCGTAAGCTTCTTCTTCCGGCTCGCGAGGAATTTGTCACTATGCTGCCGGACCACGCGCTTCACCGCATCGCTCTCGGCGGAGCGGATCATGAAGCGAATACCCACGAGTTCATCGGTATCCGGCCCCGTGAGGTTGAGTTCGAAGAGGTCTTCAGAATTGACGAGTTTAGAGATGTCCAAGGGTCACCTATCGATTAAGGGATTACAGCGGGATTGACGCGGATCGGCAGTTGGTTGAGGCCGATCGTGAAGCGCTCGAGCTCGAAGTCGTCGGAGCCGCCGCCAGGATAAAGCGGGCCGGACACAACGCCGCGGCTGTAGAAGATCGTGTTCGTGAACCCCTCGCCGCCATCGTTGCGCTCGACCTTGATTGCCATGTTGTCGAGGTTCAGAGGATTGCCGAACGTTCGCAGGATGACTTGGCCGGCATCGTCATGCACCGAGGCGACCTCGATCTGTGGATCACCGGCATTCGCCGTGCCCTTCTGTTTCTGGGTCACCGGCTCATCAAGCGTATTGTAGCTATTCATCGTCGACTCGGCTCCGAAATCACCGATATTGCCGACTTTGCCAACCTGCACCCAGGTTAGCGCCGCATAGGCGGACTCGATTAGATCGGTATTCTGGGCAGTGCCGCAAACATAGACCTTGCTGCCCTTCTTGGTTGCCTTGTTTGCCATGTCAGTTCTCCGGTTCGAAGGCGATGTACGGAATGGTGACGGGGATCTGCACCCGTTCACCCTCTTGGAGCGGGCCCGCCGCCCACGGCTCGCTGCTGATCGTGATCTTCACGCCAGAGGCGAATAGGGATTGGTTGTTGAAGTGATCGATCACTTGGTCGGCGACATCGAGAGCGCCGATGATCCCTTGCCCGACCGGCCAAACGACTGAGACCTGAAGTAGTCCGCGCTTCTGTTGCGGATCGTTGCCCATGGTGATCTGACGTGTCTGGTTGGGCAGGAAGGTCAATCGAAGGTATTTCGGCGGTAGCGGCTGCCCTGCCGCCGGAAACACGACGTTCGGCGCGGCAACCGGCAATACACCGGGCATTGCTAAGAGGCGGTCTGTCACGGCCTTGAAGATGATTGCGTCGGTGCCTGCCGCCATATATTCCGTTACCTATGTCTGAGAAGCCGCCTCTCACTGACGATCAGGTCTATGAGCGCATCCATGCGGCGCTGCTCGCGTTGGAGCGCGAGACGGCGGCCACGGTTCGGGGCGAAACTAGTTTAAGAGCAGCACGGAAGGCGCTGACACTGTTGCAGCTTGGGCTTCTGTCGGCGATGGAGCAAAGCAGCGACAAGAACCGAGCCGTCAAAGCCCCAGACGAGCCTTCAGCTCCGAGGCCTTCCGATCCACAATGAGCGGCCAGTTCTGAGCTGCGAGCCTGACGAAGCCATCGGCGGGCTGTCCATTAGCGCCATATTCTCGGTAGCCAGCGTAAGATGCCGTGTAGCCGAAGTAGAGCGTATCGCCGATGTCCGCTCCAGCGATTACCGCTTCGATCTGAGCAAAGTCTGGCGCGTAGGTACTTCCTTCCGCAGGACTGGCAGCGGCGTTGATCGCGGGCATGGCGGTCGAGGACGCGAGCAGTGATGCCCGGAGAAATCCGGTGTCCACGCGCATACGGCCGCCCTGCCCGACCGGCGTCTGCATTTCTTCGACGACCTCCTGTGTCGCCTCCTTGAAGATAGCTTCGACGGCACCCTCGACCTTGTCGGCCCACTGCGCCACGGCAGCGCTAAATGAGAGCGTTGCCATCAAACGACCTCAGCGCGGTACCGGCGCACGACCGCGCCGATGTGATCCACCTTGTATTCGAGCCGGCATCGGCAGCCGGAAATCTCCGATATGGGCGCGCGCGGGTCGCCCGGGAAGCGGAGAAGCGCGCCAGATGGGCTCTGAAATACCTCATCCATGCCGACGGCCTTGCCGTTGAGGACACGATGGGTGTGCCGCACACGGCTGTCGCCGGCGGAACGCCATACCTTCGTGACGTCTTGCGCCCGGACCTTGCCGGCCTCGATCTGCTGCCGCATCGCCTCGTCGCGGGCGGAGCTGAGCGCAATCATGGTCTCGGTCCGCGCCAGCATTTCGCCGCGGAGAAGCAGGTTCTTATCGCGCAGCCGGCCGATGATCTTGGCCAGCGCCTCGCCGGTCACCGGCTTCCCTGCTCTGATGGCTGCCATAACGGTTCGGTCGAAACGCTTGTCGCGCGTCTTGAGCTCGAAATACCGGTTCATCAGGTCCGGGTCGCCGGAATCAAGATGCAGGCGCGCCCGCTCGATAAACTCGATCTGGTACCGGGTCAGACCGATCACGCCGCCCTCTCGGCGGCCGGTGACGCGGCTCTGCCCGCCGACGACGTCGAGGGCCGTCGATCTCGGGTTGGCGCCTCTGGCAAGCCCCTGCTCCAACGCCTGGCGGATGCCCTGTCGCTGGTCATCGGTGATGTGCGTGACCATCGTCGACGACAGGTCGCGCAGTATCGCCTCGGCAACAGGATTGCGGACGCCGAAGCGCCAGATCACGCGATTGCCTTGCGGGTCCATGACCTTCGGTAGCTCAGCGACTGCGTTGGTGCCACCAGCGTTGAAAGCGTCCTGCAGGGCAATTTCGAGCGCGGAGAACACCTCCGGCTCGATTTGCATGGCATCGACCGCGCCGTTGACGTCGCCGCGCTCCAGCCGCTCGACCACGACGCGGAGGACGATGCCCGACTTGATCTCCTCGATAGCCTGCCGGAATGCGGCGGCGAGCGCCGGCTCGTATTTGGCGAGGAGTTCATCAAACGTCATAGGTTATCCAATCTTCTTGCCAGGGAACCGAAGTACCCTGCAGGCGTTGCCGCTCCTCATTGAAGGAGAACCGAAGCCATGGGCGAAGTCACAGCAATTCCGCGTCTCGACCTCAACCGTTATCTGGGGCGCTGGTATGAGATCGTCCGCCTGCCGCTCAAATATGAAGAAGATGCCGCGACGGACATCACGGCAGACTATTCCCTTGATAACGACGGAAAGATTCGCGTCGACAACCGCTGTTTCGATAACAACAACCAGCCCAAGCAAGCGCTTGGCCAAGCAGAGCCAGTCGATGCGACGAACGCGAAGCTGAAAGTCAACTTTCTTCCGGCTGCACTTCGCTGGATACCCTTCACTGACGGCGATTATTGGGTGCTCAAAATCGATCCTGAGTACCGGGTCGCACTGGTCGGCACGCCTGATCGCAAGTTTCTTTGGGTGATCGCGCGCGAGAGTGCCATTTCGGAAAGTACCCTGGAAGACTACCTAGCTGAGGCTCGGCGGCAGGGATTTGACCTGAAGAACCTTATCAGGCCGCGCCACACCGGGCGGGAGGTGAGCGATGCTATGCTCGAGAAACAATGATGCTCATAGGGCAACCCTCTCCTTGGGCCGTGTCGGGGCGGTAGCGTGATATTCGAAGCGCTATCGCGAGGGATCGATCGCCTCCCGAAAGCCCGCCACAAGCTTTGGCTCGTATGCACTGAGCAACTGATCGAAATCCATGTAAGGATTCCGCTGCATGAACCGAAACGCCCTCTATCTCATCATCGCCGTGCTTGCCGTCATTACTGTCGGACTGGGCATCTACGTCTACCAGGAGGAGACGACACAAGGCGTCGAGATCAAGATTGGCGAGGACGGGATCTCGGTTCAGGAGAACTAAGCCGCAATCCTTCCTTGGACGATGAAGACGACCGGCGTGATGCCATCGTATTTGTTCGGGTCGCCGTTGATGATGGCGTAATCGGCGCCATTGGCGGTCACGACGTCGCCGACGGTAGGCTCGATCGAGAGACCAACCGCAGAGATGTAAATCAGCATGTCGCCTGTTTGGATGACCGTGCCGTCGATGTAGCGGGCCTCGTAGGCCATCGGGACGAGCGTGGCGGGATAAGACGTGACGACAGGCTCGCCGCCGTAAACAGGATCCGGAGGCGTGATCCGCTTCACAGTAGCGGATTGGCCGTACTTGGCGATGAGGCGCTGCGCGGTCGCCTGCAGGCGCGCATAGATCGGGTTTGCCATCCTCCGCCCTTCCTTTTCGAGAGCTAAGCCTTATTTACGCCTCATTGCCGCAAGGCGCTTTGTTCAAGGATCTGGGGGACATGTCCGCCACAATCAGCATCCTCGTGACCATCCTCTTCGTCGGGGTTGTGTTTTATCTCGTGCAGAAGCTTCCAATTGACCCTACGATGAAGCAGAGGGCTCAATTCGTCATTTTGATCGCCGGAATGGTCTCGTTGCTCGGCTCACTGGGCGTATTCTGATCAAGTGCGCGCGATGCCTGGAGCTACACCACCAAAGCACCCGGCCAGACCGGCACGAGAAACGGCCAGAGCAGCCCTTCGATCGTGGTCACGACAGGCGTTGCGAGCGCGACGAGGTCGTCGATATCCGTTGACGTAGAGGTTGAATACTCGACCTCAAGCTGTCCGATTTTCTCGCGCTTCACCGCCGACGTGCCTGTTACGACCGGCGAAAGGCTGCCTGGGTTCGTCAACTCGAGGAATGCGGCCTGATACGAGGCGTTGATAACCGCGACCGGGATTTCGCCCGAGGGGATCGCCTCGCCGTAATAGGTCGTCGCGCCCGTGCGCGGCCAGGCTCGCTCTTGGGCGTACCCGCCGGTCCTTCGCCCGCTGAACCGAGGCTCATACCGATCGATCACCAAAGAACCGCGCTGACGTGCGGCGGTCTTCTGGGCATCGGTCGTGCCATCGGGAAAGACATAGCCGGCCGCCTCAGCGTAGGACGTGAAGCCTGCATTATCGCCGTATCCAGCCATGTCGATCTCCGATGCAAGAGTAGGCCCGGCTGGTTACCACCGGGCTGATTGTCAGGGCTGCGTCGCCAGCTCTTCGAGAGCAGCGACGATCTCGTCCTTGGTGGACGGGGTCTTTTCGCCGAGCAGCTTCTTGGCAGCCGACTTGAAGGACATGAACTGCACGTTCTGGTCCTTTGCCATTTCGAGCACTTCGAGTGCCGTTTTCGGCCCATCGCCGTCCTGGTTGCTTGCAGCCTTGGAGACGCCCTCGATCTTGAGGAAGCGAAGGCGCTTGGCCTTTTCGAGATTGACGCCTTCAAGGTCGACGTCGCGGGTCTCGCCCGGTTGGATGTAGACCGCCCGCCCCTTGGAGCGGACTCCCTGTAGCGCCTTGCTGTTGTTGGTGACCTTCATGGCTGATCCTCCGATTACGGTGCGGTGATTTCATCGCCATAGGCAGCGGCACCAGGCAGACGCCATTCGGTACCGCCGGTACGGGCGATGATGCCGGTCTCGAAGCCCATGATGGACTTCTGGCGCGGCTGGAGGACACGGCGCGGCATCGGCAGGTGGAAGCGGAGAACTTCCGAATCCCGGCGATACACAACCATGCGGCCGCCGCCGTCCTGAGAGGCATTCGCGAGCTCGCGCAGCGGCTGGATGTCGAGCGGCTGACCGGTTTCCGCCGTGTAGACGTTGTTGCGGCGGATGTATTCCAGCAACGTCAGCATGCCGTCGCCTTCGCCGAGTCGGCGGGTGGCGATGAGGCGGAACGCTTCCGGCGGCAGGCGCAGCGTGTCCACCCATTCGACCTCGGACGTGTTCTCGCGGACGCTGGAGATCAGGTCGTTGATGTCCCGAAGGATCTGGTCGTTGGACTTCGCCGACCAGAAGGTTGAAGAGCCCGTGCCATCCGCGGCAACGTCGACACGCGAGACCTGCGGGTCGTTGACGAAGCCGGTCCAGTTCTTCTCGGTGGAGCCGGCCATGGCAATCGAGTTGAGTAGGCGCTCGACCTTGTCGGAAGCCGACATGGCCTTGGTGCCGTTCAGGTCGATGCCGTAGAGGGCAGCCTGGTTGACCTCCTCGAGGTTCCACTCCCAACCGGAGCCGATCATCGCGAAGTCATGGCTGGCCATGTCCTTCGTGGCCTGGTTGAAGGGCATGTCGGTACCGGCGCCGGAGAGGAACTTCGCCTCGCCTGCCGTATCGACGGTGAAGAACGTGGTCCCGATCGCCCATGCGTTCCCTTCCGTCACGACGGGCACGTGGGCGCCGTAGTTGAAGGTCGGATAGCGCCGCTGGTAGATGCGGGTCTCGATGTTGCGCCCCTGCGCGATGACGAAGGGGAACGCGGCCTGCGCATCGGCGAAGGCCTGACGGATGATCTGGTTCATAGTTCAGGGTTCCTTTCGCGAGGCGTTACGCCTGATGGCGCAGGCCAAGGCTGATCTGGACGATGGCGCCGTCGGTGCCCGCTTCTTCGAAGAAGGCATCGGGGACAGCCGGATTGGCGCCGGCGTTGGCAACGTTCGTGTACCGGCCGTTGGCGGTCAGGTAGTAGACCGGGTCACCGGCAGCGACCGTTGCACCCGCAGTGACGTACATCGTGCCCATCGTCATGAAGGCGCCGGTGAAATACTGCGGATAGGCGTCGGGATTGCTGGCGCTCGGCGGTACCGCGGGATTGAGCACTGCGAGCCCAAGGAAGTCGCCGGTGGAGAGGATGGCAACGCCATGATTGCCGGTACCACGCTGCGCAGGAGCACCGAACTTGATGCCGGCGGCCGTCTCGACAGTGCGGCTGACCTTGTTGCACTTCTCTTCGGAAGCGATCTGGCCTGCAAGTCCCTTCGCGGGAGCCGCGCCATAGGTGGTCTGGTAGGTAGCCATTGAAGCGCCTCCTTAGTTGGCCGCTGCAGAGGTCTTGCCGGCCTTCATGTCGGCGACCATCTGGGCGTAAGCATCGGTTGCGACCTTGTCGGCATCGCTGACCTGCGAAAGGCCCTGCTGCACGACGGTGCGGAACGGATCGGCGCCGTTCTTGCCGGCATCCTCGACGAGCATGTCGAAGCGGGCGTCGATGTAGGCTTCCGACTTGTCGGCGACGGCCGCATCGCCAAGCTTGGCGACAACGACAGCCTTGCGGATGGCCGAGTCCGAAAGGCCTTCGGTCTTGACGTCTTTGGCGATTGCATGCGCCTTGGTGATAAGATCGGCACGTGCCTGGACGCGCTTGTCGATATCCGCGTCTGAAAGGATCTTGCCCTTCAGAGCATCAATCTCGGCATCCTTCTTCGCCAGCTCCGCATCCTTGGCGGCCAGAGCCGTCTGATGTGCCTGCTCGGCGTCGGCGAACTTGGTGTTGGCGTCGGCAAGGCGCTGCTGGAGCGTGCCGATCACCGTGGCACCCTGGTCGGTTACTTCAACCGGGATGCCATCGACGGTAACCGTCTTCAGGGTCATGATCTTGTCCTCTTTCGGTTTCTGATCACTGGTGAACGGGGCAGCGCCCCACGACCTCACACCGTCACCGATGCGAGCTTCTGATCCGGCGCGGCCGCGCTGCACGATGGCGACGTGGTTGATCCGGATATCTTTCTGGATGGCGTCGTATGTCTCGCCCTCGGGCGTCGTTCCCGCTTCCCATGCGAGATCGCAGGTGTAGCCGGCGGATAGCTCGCGCTTGCCGCCCTCGATCTCGCCGATAGTGGCACCGTCCATGACGATGAGCGGGATGCGGACGAATTCACCGTCGCGGGCGACCTCGTCGCCGATCTGGCCGACGGAAAGCGCTTTCCAGTTATCGGCGGTGACGGCCTCGTCCGGATGGTCGTTCGTCACCGGCTTGTGCGCGTAGCTGCCGAGGCTGGCCTTGTCGAAGACCTGATCCTCCGGCCGGTAGACCTTCACGACCTGCATATCCGGCTTTCCGACCTCATGGCCCGCATAGAGCTGGATGCCGGTACGCGCGGTGCGGACGTCAGCAACAAGGTAGCCGTCGGCGGTCCGTCGCGTTCCCGCGATCGGTGCAGCATCTATAAATTGCATCGGAATCTCGCTAAGTGCTATCGCGGGGTCAATTTTTGTGGGGCAGATGAAATGAGTTGGATCGTCGCTGGCGTGCTAATTTCCACGATAGTCGTGATTGCCTGCTGGATCGGATGGGCGTTCTACTCTGTCGCGATAGCCCATTGGGCGCTCGGCAACATCTTCATCCCCGCCCAGGCCGGCCCGTGGGGGGACTCATTTGGCGCATTTAACGCGTTATTCGGCGCCCTCGGTTTCACTGCGGTTGTCGGAACGTTGCTAGTCCAGGGTAGAGCGTTGCGGCTGCAACAGCGAGATCAGCATCGACAGAGATTTGAAGACAACTTCTTTCAATTACTCGCGGTCATCCGTGAAAATAGACAAGACGTCAGATTCGGGTATTCGAAGGACTACATTGCAAAGCACCAAGTGACGTCTCGTAGGAGGCGTGGCCATTTCGCGTTTCAAGCGGCACACCGAGAGATGCTTTACTGGGTGCAGCAAGAAAATCTCGCCGGCAGAGACCTAAATGACGAGGCTCTCGCCGCTCTTTACGCGAAACGGGTTCACTTCAGGTTCGAGAGTACGTTGGGAGCCTACTTTCGCCTCGTTTACGAGACGCTCGACCGCGTCAATCGTGACAAGTTTCTGACCGATGAAGATAAGGCTGAGTTCGGCAATCTCGTTCGCGGCCAGATGACGAGCTTTGAAGCCACGATCGCTGGGTGCAACGCACTCAACGACTTTGCGAAGGACTTCAAGCGCTTAGTTACTCAGTTCCGTCTCCTGAAGTTGCAAAGGCTGGTGATGTCTACCAGGAGCTTACCAAACATTACCCACCTGAAACGTTTCAAGGGAGAGAAACAAATCGACCGCCGGTGCCCGAGGTCGACGACGATATGGACGAAGACGACGACTGATTGCGCTTGTCGTCAATCCCCGTGGACGTCTTCAAACCTCTCCGGCCCGGCGGTGACTGCCTTTGGCTTTTCCTTCGGCTCCTCGCCGGCAGCTGCTCGCTGCTCGTCGTCGTCCGGCTCCTGCTCGCTGAGCTTGCCGTACTCCTCAATCGCAGCATCGAGGCCTGGCAGTGAGCCATCCTCGATGAACGTATTGACCAGCGCATCGGACACGGCGTCGCGCGGGATGATCTCCTGCCCGGGCGACGTGCCCACCAGCTGCCGAGCAGCATCGGCCTTCGTCTTGAAGACGTCGGCTTTCTCTTTCTCCGACATGCCCCAGAGCGGCGCCCACTCGTAATAGATGTCCGGGTCGCGCGAGCCGAGTGCGCTTCGGATCAGGCACTCGTCGAGGCGCGCCATAGCCGGCGTCATCTCGACCGTCTGCATAGCCTGCAGGCGGTCATAATAGTTGCGCAGGTCGCTTTCGCCGGTCGCGTTCATCCCGGCCGGCGACTGTCCGAGCAACCGCGTGGCGGGAATGTCCGCGGCGCCCGACACGATCTGCAGGAACGACATGAGGACGTCGGGGAGCGTGGCGAAGCTCGCCGTCTTCTGCTCGTATTCCTCTTCCTTGTCGAGGAGGAGGTCGCCGTTGATGCCCTTGGCCGTGGCAGCGAGCGTATAGCGCTCGAGGATCTTGGCGCGGTACTCCGCATTGCCGAGGTTCTGCATGAAATCCGGAATGCGGATCACGTTGACTTTGGCCTCGAAGACGAGACTGGCGATGTTCGCCGCGGTCCCATCGGCCTGCTTGATCGCATCTACGACTGACAGGAGCACGCTGTCGCCCCAACCGGCATAGGTCGTCGTCACGATGTCCTCGTCCGGCTGTTGACTGCCGTTGAAGATGACCAGGCGAGACGGATGAATTTCGACCTGAGCGCCGTCGGCCGAGTTCAACTGATAGACCTTCGGCTTGCCATACCATTCCGACGCTGGATCTCGATCGATCTCCCCGGCCGTGAGGTGGCGACGCGTCATGACCGTGAGGTATTTCAGGCCGCCCTTTCCGATGCGCTCGACCTCAAGCGGCTGCGTCAGGTCCTGGTCGCCGGTGCCGATGACGAGCGCAGCGCCGCCCCAGAGCCGCGCTTTGATGCGGGTCTCCAGCAACTTGCCCATGAGATTCAGCCGCTTCTCTTCGGTCTCGATCGCCTCGATCTGCGGCTTCTTCGCCTGCCAATCGCGCCAGGCGCGGATGCTGTCGAATGCCGGAATGTCGACGATCTTCCGCGGCAACCATGCGCCACGGTAGGCGTTGAGCAGCTCCTCGTCCGACAACATCGGCATGGAGTAGAACGTCGCTGCTGCCTTATCCCTGCTGGTGCCGAGGTTGGAAACCAGGTTCGTCAGGCTGTCGCGGACGAATGCGAAGATGTTGCCCATGAAGCCCTCAGATGTTGGAAAGCGTGAAGCTACCGGTGCGCGGCGCAAACGCCATCACGAAGGCGTCGGCAAGGTTCGGCGACGGGATGTCGCGCTTGTCGAGATCCTTCTTGCTTTCAACCTTCGACCGGCCTGAATTGTCGTAGTCCTTGCGGGGCGTCGAGAGTTCGTCGATCAGCCGATCTAGGTGATCGCACTCGCTCGAAATGGCGATGAGATCGTCTGCGTCGAAGGCTTCGCCCCTTTCCACCGCATTGAAGGTGTTGCGGAACCGCTTCGAGACGCTCCACCACGTCTGCGCCTTGAGATTGGCGTAGAAATCCTTGTTCGTCGGAGACCGTGGATCGTTCGGGTCAATCCGGCGATCGGGATTGAGGACCGCCCCGCCGGCATTGAACTTGAAATAATCAATCCGGGTGCTGAACTCTGCATTCAGCGCCTGGAAGTGCGCACCGGCGAATGCCCCTACCCCGATGCTGTCGTAATCGATCGAGGCGCCGAGCTCTCGGGCCAATGCATGAACCCGGCCCGCCGATTTGAGCAGCTCGTCCTCGCGTGCCTTCCACTCGTCGACATGCGTGGCAAGGAAGCCATGCGCTGCGACCGCTGCGTTCTTGTCCTCGCCACTGTCCGCCACGTCGAAGCCGACGCGCTTGCCGCCGGCCGGCTGGATACCGAGCTTCTTGTGTGCGTCAATCGCCGCCTTGATCCACGAGCGCTTGATGATGACCGCATCATCGTCTTCGAGCGGCTCGCCCAGGTAGATGTGGCGATATTCTTCCTCGTCCTCTTTGCGCTTCGCCTCGATGACCTTGAGGATGGTCGAGGAGAGGAACGGGTTTTCATTGTAGTTGATCTGCCGCTTGATCGTGTCCGGCGGCGTGTTCGTCACAAACCGGCGGTAGACGAAGTCCGTCGTCAGCCGCGGATTGAAGATGATCCAGAACTGAGACCCTTCCTTGCGCAGCGTCGGCTCAAGGATGTCCCATTGCTCCTGGGTGAGGTTATGCGCCTCCTCGATCCAGCAGATGTCGATGCCTTCGAGGGACTTGATCTCGTCGATATGGCGCCAGAGGCCATAGAACATGAACTCCGAGCCGGTCCGCTTATGCCGGATCGAGTTCTCAGTGATGATGAACTCGTTATCGAGGCCGAACCGCCCGATCTGGATCTTCAGGAGGGTGTAGACCGACTCCGCGATCTTGTTTTGGAACTGACGGGCGCACAGGACGCGGATCCTGCATTGCGTCGCCAGGAAGATTGCGAAGCCGGCGGCATCCCATGACTTCGAGCTCGACCGGCCACCATAAAGAACCCGGTTGCGCGCCGGGGTGAGCCAGAAGCTACGAAGTGCCGGGTTGAGAGTGGCCTTATCCTTCCGAGCCGCCGTAGAAGTCTGCGAGCGATCGGCCGCCGCTTGGTTCATCTGGTTCGGCATCGAGGTTATGCGCCTGCCTTTCGAGCGGGATCAAACGAGCGGTGATGCGCGAGAGCTTTTCCAGCAGATCGCCCGGGCTTTCCTTGTCGCCGAGGCATGGGCCGTCAGGTGCGACGCCCTGCATGTAAGTGGAAAGGCGTTCGGCGAGGATGCGCTTCAAGCCGTGAAGCTGCTGCAGGTCCTTACGATGAGAGGTGATGACGTTGAGGCCACGGATAGCGGCCCCTTCTATAATCTCGCTGTCCGACGCGCGTTGGGGCTGCGTACCATCCTGCGTACCGTCGGTGCGTACCAGCTTCTCGCGTACCGCCTGGCGGACCTTGTCTGCTAAGGCCCTCTGCCAGCCTTCAGCCTTGGCTTTCTTGCGAATAGCGCCTTCGGTAATCCCATGCGCACTGGCAATCGCGCGAAGGGAAATCTGGCCTGCGCGGTATTCGCGCTCGATGGCCTCCCAGTCGGCGCGGCTCTTCTCGTCCTTACCTGTGGACATTGGTTCACTCTCGTAGATCGCCCATAGAATATTGCCTCAGGCGCTGCCAACGTGTCCGGCGCTATACTCAACCAAGACGGGAGAATGGAAGAATGGAATTTAAGGTGGGCACAGTAGTGCAACTCAAGTCAGGGGGGCCACTAATGACGGTGACGGATCCCCGAAACGAGTACGGAACGGTCGATACAGTTTGGTTCAACCAAGAGGGGAATGTTTACACGCCCACGTCTGCCAGTTTTAAGCCAGAACAGTTGAAGAACAAAGACTAAGTGGAGAAAAGATATGTCACAGGGTGTAACTCCTAACGCGAGTGCAACGGGATATGCATTAGCGGCATTCCAATTAGCTCGTACGAATTTGACCGCGTTGCTAGATGCGCGAGTCATCACTCGCGAACAGGCCGTTTCGCTCATCAAGTTCCACCTCGACGGGCTCCCCGACACTGATGATGGGCGCGGCGCGCGAGACCTTTTGCTTGCAGTCTCGAACGGGATCGAAGCAAACATTCAAAAATGATCGGGTGTGCCCTGCTACTTCGCGGGGCGCATTCATTCCGACAAAAAGGCCACCTTTTTGGGGTGCACGATGAAGAAGCGGAACTTGATTTTAGCGGCAGTACTCGTGGCTCACGGAGCAAGTGCTCAGACACTACAGTACGACGCACAACTCGGCCCGGATGGCAAAATCAGCATCACACCGAAGGGCAGCCCCGAGGGTGGGGCGGACTCTGTGCTCAAAAGCGAGAGCAGCAAGGTATATATTCTCAAGAACGAAGAAGGCGCCGTGAAGGCAATCTACGATTCGCAGACCGAAGCACTTCAGCAGCCTCTACAATCTGGCGATACTGTTGAGGCCGTGGCAACGGTCGGATATGTCAACAAAGCTGCGTCAGCTGACACGTCAGAAATGCGAAGGATGGCTGAACAAGTGGCGCGCGACATGCTCGAACAAACCCGATCAGTAATGTGCTCAATGTCTGTCAGGCCGGAATCCTTCACGACTGGGGCGGAAGTTAGCTTTGGGATCCTTGCTGGAGCTACCCTTCAAGTCTCCGCGACCTGGCAATCAGCAAGTGTTTGCCAGAAGTGAGGCAGGCGAGCTCCCTGGGTGCTCTACGCTGACATGGAGGCAGAAGATCAACACCCACTGGTATGTGCTTTCCCGAACTGCCTGGTGGAGCAAATACCCCTTTGCGGCCCACTCGTTTATGAGTGCTTCCATGCCCTCCGTGCCCTCAGGGCCGGAATCGTATTCGATGACGCGACATGGCCTCTGCACCATCATCGGCTCCTGTGGTAGGGCTCACTGTTGGGTTGCGACAAGAAAGGGAGAGTAGCTTGCAAAACACGTGGGTGATTCGAGGGCCAGCAAACGGAGAGGCGCCGGCAGACAGTATTACCGTTGAAGGACGCGGGGACAGCAAACTGGATGGACCGCTAGACGACGGGAGCGGAACTTTGAGCTTTTCTGCGGTTATCGCGGCTGGAGGGCAAGGTAGCACCCGCGTTAAGTTCGATATCGCATCGACGGAATTCGAAGCAATCGCAGCGGCTATGTTTGAGGCCAATAGAGATCGCGCGATAAGGGCGTTCGCTAAGGCTTTGTCAAACACTCCGCCAATACCGTGGACCTGGCCACTTCCCGGTCGAGAATAGCCGGGACGATCACCACCCCCATTGTATCGACGACTGCCATCCGGTGATCGCGCCTGTGTTTGGTTGCAGGCCCGGGAATCGAACCCGGTCTTTCGCGGTTATGAGCCACGCGGCTTACCAGTTGCCCTGCCTGCGTCAGAGTTGATTGCCATTAGTCCACTTTGACGATTATCGCTAATGCGACGCCTGCTCATACTCTCGTGAGAACACAATACTCGCACGCTTGATGACCATGAGAATTGTCAGCAGGAAATGGCTATAGAGCGCGACAGCTATAGCCGATCCCCAGATGCGGGGAGACGCAGTAAAAAACAGTGCAAGCGTAACGGTCACCGTGACTACAGACAGCAGTATCAAATAGGACACGTTGTCGTTGAGCTCCTTGATGAGGATTTTTCGCAATTTCTGCCTATCCTCAAAGTCCTTTTTCTTTCTCTGGTCTTCCGGCTCAGCAATTGCGCGGAGCGAGACAGAATACAGAGCTACCTGGACGCTCAGCAGGAGCGCTGCAAAAATCGAGAAGACAGATATTGAAAGCTCGAGCGCCTTCTCTGGAACCTGCCAGCACATGACCGCCATCATGCCGCCTAGTAGCACCGGCAGCACAAAGAAGGTGGCGACATCCAAGAACTGCAGATGACCATTGTCATCACGAAGGGTGTTGGTATGTGCGGCCACGATGGACGAGACGTTGATCTTTTGCATCTGCCTACGTCTTCACGCTTCCGTAGAATTCTTCCATTAACTCATCCACTTCGCTCAGAATACTCTGCAAAGTTGGGTGCCCGCTCTTGTCGCGCGTTACGCTGTCCGAAACATCGATGAGACCCGCGTCGGAACCAGATCCGAAGACCCCCACCGTTCTTCTTTTCTTACCGATTGCAACGTCTGCTTTGACCCCTTCGAATTCGCGACCATCGAATTCGACAAACCCACCATCTGCCTGCGAGACGATAGCGCTTAGGTCTTTGTAGCGCGAGATCATGCCCCCGCGTTTGCGCGCGCGAACAGTCAACTCATACTCAAGCTCTTCTGTTGGTCGCCCAAGAACCCGATCGAAACGGTCAGAGCTCTGCTTGGGCTTAATAAAGGTCAACGCTTTAACGGGCGCCTCACCGAGAATCGCGCCACTTGCAGCTATAATTCTGAACGAAATAACGAATCCCGGAAACCTCTCTTGGAAGTCCTGGGTCATTGCTACGCGGATATGATTAATGCACGACCGCCCCTGAAACGACTGGAACGCCATCAACGCATGATCGGAAGAACTGGGTGACCAGATTTGGAAATATAGTGGGATTTCTTCCAGATCTGTCGCTTCTCGCTTATATTTCTGCCTACGCGTCTTTACGTCTTTCAATTTGCTCTCGAACCCATGGGTTCCGTAATTGATGTAGCCGTGCACAACTCTGATAGAGTTTGTGTCAAGAGGTTCAAAGAACCATGTCCGGGATGCGCCAACTACGACCGTCGGTTCCGTTTTACGGTGTACGAAGTCATTGGCGTAATCGATAAAATCGCAAGGCTCGCATCCTGACCCCATTGGGAGCGCGTCACTCCCGCCTTTCTTGCGGATCGAAACACGATAGAACCTTAGCCCGATGGTAAATGACATGCCCCAAACACTCCCTTTCAGCAGGAAAGCTACTTGGGGTTTATTGATTCGGCAACGACACGTCGTCGTAGAGCAGAGCGCGGAGTGAAACAGCCTCTACGGGACCCGCACAAGTCGCAAGCTGTTCACAATCTCGTATCGCTCGCCACCCTGCTTTTCTTCAGTGAGCGCGTCACCTGCCCATGATGGCGTCATCAGATGCATGTGGTTGGGGCATTCCGTAAGGCTGCGAGCTTGGCAATCAAGAGATCTAAACCTTCACGGTCAAAGCAAAGGGCCACCTCGGGGTGCTCGGCATTTTCGAGTTCGACAGTAAGGATCATTGATCATCCAGCCGGGAAATTGGCAAAATGCGGCCCAGGCGGGGAGCGGTGAGTTCTCCCCAAAGGCCCGGCGAGTGTTCCCTCTAATCGAGGTCCGCGATCAGAACAGCCTGCAAGTCACCAAAGATTACAGCTAGACTAAGCGACACGGTCGATTAGTTCAAGTGGAACTTCGACGCGAACAAGCCCCGAAAGCGTTTCCACAAGAGTTTTCACCGTGTTTCTGCTGGTGACGTCGAGGACGGTTGCCAGCATGCCGCCAACGAGGCGATGCGATGCGGCGATCGTGACGACCTTGCCCTCGGGGAACTCCTCTTGAAGCTCTCGCCTGGTGCGCTTACGACGGGCGTTCCTCTCGCGCTCGAGAGTGGCTTCAGCGGAGGCCTCGGCATCGAGCAGTTCCTCGATGAGCTTGTCTTCGATCCGCAGCGGGCATCCCGCAACGCCTAGGATTGCCGTGACGCCATCGACACGCGACAGGCGGAAGAACTCTCGGGTCGGCAGATTGACGAAGCAGTAGCCGACCAGCATGGCGAAGCGCCGTTCCTGCAGTTCCTTTGTCCGGTGATGTTTGATGTCGCGCCGAAACGACGGCATGAACACATTGAAGTCCGCATCGCGAAGGCTGCGCTCAATGATGAACTCGCCCTTCCGTGCCTCGATTTCCCCTACACGAGGGGATGCCTTGCGCTGCGTGCCCGGCCTGGCCTTGATCGCATACCATTCGTTTCTCAGCATGATCATTTCCCTCGTCTGCTACGCTCTGGCTTTGTGGTTTCGGCAGTAGCGGCCCGTTGTTTCCGCCGCACAGAACAAGTACGGGCCGCCGTTCCCAACCGGCCAGCAGCATTCGCCGGCCGTGAGGTGGTGGAGGAGCTTTGCGGATTGAAGCCGCTCGGCGTCGTAGGCGGTTGCCGGTATCTCCGGTTCCCGCTTCAGTTCCGGCGCCGGCTTGCGAGGCCTCGCCGTCTTCGCTGGAACGGGTGCGCGGGTCTTCTTCCCAGCATCACCACGCCACGGAAACAGACCGCGGTTGCGGAAGGCCAGCCCGACAATGACGTTTCGGCTGACGCCAAAGCGCTTGGCGATCTGGGAGGCAGAGAGATCATCCCTCCAGAGCTTCGCAGCAGCCTCGATGTCGACGGTGCGGTGCTGGATGGTCATGCCGCGCGCTCCTCGTCGACCGGTTCAGCGGCTTCGATGTCGGCCTTCACCTTGCCGCGATACGCCATCTGCTCGGCGGAGACCTGGCTGGCATCGGGAAGCGCCATCATGCGGGCGAGCTCGTCAGCGCGCTCCGGCGATACCGGCGGTGGCTTGACGTTCAGCTTGGTCTGGATCCTGCTGCGGTTGACGCGGACGGCGATCGGCGACCAGACCTCGTCGATTGCCCACAGGTGGACGGAGCCCGCCGGCAGTTCCCGAGACTTGGCGAGCTGGGCGAATTCCAGATGGTCGACACCTTCGGCAACCCTGACGAAGCCCTTCTCCGCTAGTGCGATGGCTCGCTCACGCTGAGTAACGCGCAGGTCCATGAGGCCACGAGAGCTGGGCAGCGTTCGGCTGACGGAGTCCTCGATCGCCCTCAGCGTCTCCTGCTTGCGAATCCGGTCCTCGCGGATGAGGCGGCATTCGGCATTGGCCATGGCCGCAAGCTCCGCCGGCAGGGGAATGAAAGCCTTGTTGATGTTTTCGTATTCGCCGCGCTTCAGCTTCACGTAGGCGCGGCGCAGCCCGTAGACCGGAACGTTGCGCAGTGAAAGGCGGTATTCTTCCACCGGGTTTGCAGCAGTGATCGTTTCGGAGATCCGCATGCCGCCGCTCATGAGGCCTTCGATGCACTGGCCGATTTCGGCGGCGCCGGCCGGGGCAAGCTGCTCAGTGAGAGCGGAAATCTCCTGCTGCAAGGTCGACAGTTTGGCCGGCAAATTGTTCATCTGGTTCACCGTAGAGTTCTCGTTTCAGCCTTGCGTGGATGTCGTGATGGCGTTGCATGGAAGGGCTTTGCGGCCGGGGCGGCGATTGCGATTGCTGCAGCGGTCGATCATCGTATTTGCCTTCGAGGATCGAAACGAAGCTCTTGGGCTGGCAGAGGAAATCGAGGTCTGCACGCCATCCCCGGTCGTTTTCGCCACGGCAGAACCGGCTACGGCCGATCCGCTCGATGGCATCGAGGACGGCAGGCAGGCCGTGTTCTTCGATCCGCAGCAGCAGCGAGCGACGTCGGGATGCCGTGACGGCCCTCGGCACGGAAAGCCCCGACTGACGCGCCATTTCCGAAAACGCGGTGACGGCCTGGTCGACCGCCGTGGGGGAAGAGCCCCCTTTAGGGGGCGAAGGGGGTATAGGATGGGAGGGGTTAGGAAGGGGGGTGTGGGGGGAAACCTCCGGGGCGGAAAGGGTCTCCGCGTCCACCTGATTTCCACCTGTTTCCACCGGACTTCCACCGGACAAAGCGGAATTCCTCTGTTTCCGCTTCCGTTCGCGATCCCACTCGCGCCGCTTCTCTGCAGCACGATCGGCAGCCGGCGCCATTTCGCGTTCCATCTCGGCGACGGCGGCAACAATGGCGGCAGGGTCCATGCCAGCGGCAAGCATATGCTTCAATGCGGTCGCTATAACTGTCATGCTGCGGCCTCCGCTGGGCAATGAAGGCCGCACTCGACGTCGTAATCCATGTCGTCGTCGGCATCGAAAAAGCTGGGGTTGGCACGGACCTGGGCGACCAATTCGGTGACTAGGTCGCGCTTATCGAACCATCCGTTCTGGCTGACCTCTTGAAATATCCACCAAGGCGCCTCCGAAGGGGTCTCGCGAATGATCCGCTTGCGGATGCCTTTCCCCTTCTGGAAGCAGAGTGTGCAGTTCCCCTCCCAAGGGTAGAGGCCCAGGTCGAAACCCTGCGGCAATGCGTGCGTGAGGCGCTTCGGGTCCTTGTTCTCACCAAGCCAAAATTTCCAGATGTCTGGCTTGCGGACCCTCGCCCGCGCGAGCGGGTAAGAAACACGGCGGCCGTGTTTCTCGGCTGCTTCGAGGCCGCGGAGGATGCGAATTCCCTCATCGTCGCGAAGACCGATGACTTCAGTGAACTCGCCCGGTTTAACGCCGAGTTTGTCCTCGACCAAGGCGAACATGATCTTGACCTTGAGGAACTCGGTGCACCAGCGCTCGAAGCTGTTCGGAAGGCGCTGCTTCCATGCGATCAGGTCAGCGAAGGGCTCACCTTTGCGGCTCGCGCTGTTGAAGCCGACTTCTTCATAGATGGGCTTCCCCCGGCGCCATTCGACCCAGTGAATTTTCACGCACCAGCGGACACCGCACTCGTAGACAAAGCGCAACGTCTCGTCGCGCTCCTTGCCCGTATTGGCGAAGGCAACGACGATGTTCTCAGGGAGAGTGCCGCCGTGCGCTTGGATGATCTTGTAGAGCATGTATGCCGAGGTGCGGCCGCCCGAGAACGAGATGAGCGCTGGACCTTCGATCCGGTACGGGTTCGTCATCTCACCACCACGACTTTTCTGTTTCGTCGTATCCCGCGAAACGAATGGGCTTTACGGGGGCGTTCAAAGCCGCCATCTGGCATACCGTCGGGCCTAACCGATCACGGTCGATCTTCATGTTGATGAGGGTGTCGGCCTCGTGCTCTTTGATGTACGCTGCATAGTCGTCAGCGCGCTCGAGCTTCTTCCGGCACGGCGGGATCCAGATCAGCTTCGTGGTCGTGACGCTGTTTAGCCAGACGAGCCAGCAATAGGAGGTGGCCGTCGAGCCGGTTGCGGTCAGCCGACCCTTCACCATCGGCACGCGCTCGGAGAACTGAGCCACGATCGACGGCGGGTTTTTGCTGAAGAGCTTCTCGTAGCGGCCTACACCTTCCAGGAACGAAGTCCGGACGATCATGGCCACGCCTTCGGTTGCCACATCGCGAGCCCGCGCAACGAACTGCTCGGCAAGCCGGAACGGTGGGTTGGTGATGATCCAGTCGGGGTTTTCCGATAGAGGCATCACCGGGAACAGGAAATCGTGCTGGAATGCGCCTGCGGTGCCGTAGTCGTGAATATCTGAAGCCCAGACAGCACCGAAGTATTCCGCCAAGGGCGCCGACATGTGGCCGCGATTGCTGGCCGGTTCCCACACGGTCTTGCCAACGAGATAGCAGCCACCCAGGACATGCTCGCAGAGCGCCCGGGTTGCCCAAGGCTGCGTTGGGAAGTCGTCGAGGCTGTCGTGAGGCTCTGCTCGCTGCTGCATGACGGCGGAAGAGGTGTTCTGGCTCATGCTGCCGCCCTCGCCTCGCAGATGGCGATGACCTCGTCGAGCATGGCGATGTCGCGAAGTTTGTTCTCGGCCTCGGTCTCAGGACGCGGGCGCTTCGAGCGGGGGCCGTGATCGTCCAGCCAGGTGAACTTCTGGCGCTTCTGGGCTTCTGCCCAATCGATGAGGTCGGCGTGACTGATGCTCATGCGGCCGCCCTCGCCGTCTTAACCCTGGCGCAACCCGAAGATGCGAGAACTCGAACAATCGAGCGACGGGGGAAGGAATGTCTTGGGGGTTTGAGCGTGGCCGGGTTTATAACCGTAGGGCAGATATTCACGGTCGGTTTGGCGGGCAACAGCAAGGCGGAATTATCACGCCGTCCAAGCACAAGCTTGTGATCATCATCACTGGCGAAGAAGGTCTCGCACACGGCTACGCCGACCGACTGCGCCCTGACGGCGTGTTCGAGTACTTTGGAGAAGGACAGGTAGGCCATATGACGATGCAGCGTGGCAACGCTGCGGTCGCCAACCATTCGACCAATGGAGCAAGTCTCCTGCTCTTCCGGAAGACGCCGGCGGGTCTTCGCTTTGAAGACGAGTACGTCTACGACGCTCACCACTTCGAGAAGGCGCCTGATCGCCTCGGAAATATGCGTGACGCTATTGTCTTCGAGTTGCGACCCGTCGCTGCCGTCGTCGAGAAGGTCGAGGAAATGGCGCCCACGTCTCCGGACTTGAGCGAGCTTCGTAAGCGAGCCTTCGCGGCTGCTAACGCGACTCCCGCCAAATCCACGTCGACAGGATCCGTTTTTGAACGCAGCCGAGACGTGCGCGACTATGTGGTCGCCCGTGCCAAGGGACACTGTGAAGGCTGCAGCCAGCCGGCGCCGTTCCTTCGTGCAAACGGAGTGCCCTATCTCGAGCCCCACCACATCCGTCGGCTCACCGACGGCGGGCCGGACGACCCGCGCTTTGTGATTGCGCTCTGTCCGAACTGTCATCGGCGAGTTCATTCGGGTTCCGACGGAGCCGAGTACAATGGCAAACTCCTGCTGAGCATGAGTTCGATCGAGGACTATTAGCTTTTCGGGTGCTGACACCATCGTCACTGATCCTCGTCCTTCTTGCCTTCTTCCTCGCGAAGCTCAGGCGCGATTGCGAATGCCAAGCGCCGAGCGAACCGCAGCAACGATCGAGCGAACGAGATGCGCATCCTCGCCACCAAGGAGGGCTGTGGCCCTTGCGATTGCATCGTCATTCTTCCGCACCTCCTGCCGTGCCTGGTAGATAAGCCCGCTCACCGCTTCGACGCGGAACAGCTCCTCAGGCTTGATGGAAATTCGGGGGTCGGCATACCAAGCGTCTCTGGTGCGCGTGTAAGACCAGCCTAGAGAACGGGCTGCCGTTGCGATGCGTGTCTGGACGCTGCCGACAGACGGAGGCGCTATCTCCCTCCGCAGTGCGTGCTGACAAAATGCGATCGTGGACATTTCTGATTTCTCCGACGACTTCTCGGACATTTCCGACAACTCCTGTGCGACCCTCACCTCGTTCAAGGAGACGCGGATGCGCACAGGCATTACTTCCGATGGAGAGGACGGCGCCGCGCCAACGGCTGCCGGTCCCTCCCAGGTCTTTCCGTTTCGTAGGGGCTCCGCCGCAGCTGCCCCTACTGCCGGCGACGTGACCTCGTCGTCGCCGGCCCCTATTCCCCTGGGTGACGCTGTTCGAGCCGTGGTGATGAACTTGGCGAACAAGCGGATCAGGGTGCATGTCTTGCGGCTGGTCCCGAGGGAGGAGGACCAGGACCAGCCGCGTTAAGTGCCTCGGGAGGAGTTCAGCGCTTAATTGTTGCCTTGAAGCCGTTGCGGCGGAATTCGCGCTCGACGAGGCCAGGAACGATCAAGGTGAGCGCTGCCATCCAGAGAACGACGGCGATGCAGGCGATCAAAACGGACCAGGTCATGCAGCCCTCCTGTCAGAGCGTTTCGGAAATTCGGTCTTGGAGACGAAGGCCGCGACGGCAGCCGAGACTTCGACGCGCGGCACCTGAAGCCGGGGAAGTTTCACCCTGCCCTCAACGGTGCGCTGCGCTGCCGCGTCTTCTGATTTGGATGTCCAGAGGTAATCGCTCATGCGACTTCCTCCGCCTTCTCGCGCATAGCCTTCTGGCAAGGATGACAATGGTTCGCGCCGTAGCCGCCGCACGCTTCTGGGTTCCGGCAGTTGGGCCGAAGGACGTATTTCGGCTTGGCGGTGGAAGTGGTTGCCGTCTCTCCGGCTGTCACGGCAGAAGCTTCCGTCCTCGCCATGCCCGATCCGGCACCGCCGTGTACATCGCTGATCGCGACCACAGCCGTGTCGTCGTTGCCATTCAAATCGGTTGCCCGTTTTTCGTCCGGGCCAGACGCGCTTGCGACGGCGTTTTTGGCTACTTCTTCACTTTCGCCTCCTGCGCTCGTTGCGATCTCTTCCTCTTCTCGGGCGATCATGATGTCGACAGCGGTGATCAGAGCCGCGCGGCCGACTTCCGTCTGTACGCCGGCAGCAATCGTCTCGACGAGCTTGGCGCTGACATCCGCCTCGATGATCTCGCCCGTGGTCCGGTCAAATTGTTCAATGTTTTCTCGTGCGCGGGCAGGCGCGGGCGCATGAGGGGATTTGCCTTCGTAGGCGCACAGGTACAAATCGAAGACGGCGCCCTGCTCCGCGACGGTGTCATGGCCCTTCTTCGCGACCTTCCGCAGATGAGCGACGACGTTGCCCATGGCGGTCTTGTCGAAGCCCATGGACTTCGCTTCCGCGTAGATGTCGCGGATGTCCTCGCCGATCGTGTCCTGCTCTTCCTTCAAGCGAAGGATGCGGTCGATGAGGGCTCTGATCTGGGCGTCGGAGGTCATAGTGCGTTCTCCCGAGCTGGGAAGAACTCTTCGGCCTTGAGCGGTATCCTCTTTGACTTTGCATACGCCAGCAGCGCGGGTGCGTCTGTCTGGGGAATCAACCCGCCGGTACCACCCTTCTCTTTCGGGTACATCCAGCGGTACACCCGGGACACGTGCTTGCCGGTGACCTCGGCCACCTTTTCGATGCCGATTTTGCCGATAATGGATTTGGCAGGCTCGAGATGTTTTTCGCTCATGTCGCGAAATTTGCGATTGTCGCGACAATTTGTCAATGGGGTCGCGATAAATAATTTGCGATATTCGCGATGGAGTTTTTTGCGGAATCCGCGAAGATCGCCGCATGAGTGACCCACAATATGAACTGAAACAATGGCTTGCAGAAAAACTCGCGGCTCGCGGCGTGGCTTCGAAACTCGCCGAAGCTACGGGTATGTCCAACGACAAGATCACGCGATCAAAAGAGCTGCACAGCGACGATCCTAAGAAGCGCCGCCAGATATCTCTTCAAGAGATAGAGGCGATGGCGAGATTCTTTAGGGAATTGCCGCCTGGCTTCGAACAAATGACGCGTTGGTTAGAGGATCTGCCCCCCGCCCCCACGGCCAAGCCGATACCAAACGCCAGCTTCCCGCCGCGCTGGCAGCAATTCCCCGGCGATGCTTCGATTCCGCTTCGAGGGCACATTGCCGCCGGAGCCAACGGTCGGTTCATTATGAACGGTCAGGATATCGCCACGGTTTTTTGTCCGCCCGGCCTCGAGGGCGTTGAGGGCGCGTATGCCGTGCAGGTCGACGGCCGCTCCGGCGAGCCACGCTTCTTTCACGGCGAGACGGCGTGGGTGAACCCTCATCAGAAGGTCCGACAGGGCGACGATGTCGTAGTGCAGATCCTGGAAGACGATGAGATATCAAGCTACCTCAAGCGGTTCGTTTCCAGATCCGCCGATGTGCTTCGCCTCTACCAGTACAACCCCGGCAAAGGCGAAAGCCACGATCTGGAGTTTCCTACGCACAAAGTTTTCAGCGTCCACAAAGTTGTGTTTCATGCGATGCTTTGAAGCGCTTCGTCGCAGCGCCATGTTGGCCGGACGGTCAAATTGCGGAATGCCGGCGGCATCTTTGGGCACTCGCTGCAGCGGATCTTTCGGCATAACTGCATGTAGTTGTGAACACCGAGTTCCGCGGCTTTCATTAGGTTATCGAGGCGGAGAATGCGGGAATGCCCGCAATCATCGCAAGCTACGTACACGCTCTCAAGTTCAACGACGAGCCGCAAGGCGTCGGGGTGATCTACGGGAGCGTTACGGCTCATTTCTGTCTCCTGCGATGTTCCGTCTTTGTTCTCATCAAAACAGCAGGAATGCAGCCGGGAGTCGAGTCGGTTTTCAGAAATATTTAGCTTGCCACAACAGGTAGCGATGCGACTGGTGGCGAGCCCAAGACATCCGCGGGGGCGATGAGATGGGTGAGCTTGTTGAAGGGGATGACGGACTTCCTGCTGAGGACGTTGGGCCGTGGGCCATCGAAAAATACAACTACCTCTGTCGGTACGTTGATATCTCGCGCGGTGCTCGCGGTAAGTTCATAGGACCAGGCAAGGCCGGCGCCACCTACCTTGACCTTTTCTGTGGCCCAGGGCGAGCGAAGGTGAGGAACGGCGAATTCACCGACGCCGGCTGTGTTGCTGCCTGGCGCAAGAGCGTTGCTGGCGGGGCCCCGTTTTCTCAGGTCTTCATTGCTGACATTGACGAGGTCCGCTTGAATGCCGCGGCGGAACGCCTGAAGCAGGCCGGCGCACCGGTCACAGCCTTTCATGGGCCGGCCCTGCAGACGGTTGAAAGTATTCTCAAGCGACTAGATCCGTATGGGCTTCACTTCGCGTTCCTCGACCCGTTTAGCCTCGGGGTCCTCGACTTCCGGATTTTCCAGAAGCTGGCGAAAAGGAAGCGCATGGATATCCTTGTGCACCTCAGCAAAATGGACCTTCAGCGCAATCTTGGGCGTAACTTGGCAGCCGACGTTTCAGCCTTCGATGCATTCGCTCCCGGTTGGAAAGACGCGATCGACGCCGCCCAAGGCCAGCAAGGCATCAGAGTTGAACTGATCAATTACTGGAAGACCCTCGTCAAGAATCTCGGGATTGCGGCATCGGCGGAGATGAAGCTTCTGAAGGGTGAAAAAGACCAGCACCTGTATTGGCTATTGCTGGTCGCCAGTCACACCCTTGCGCATCGGATTTGGAACACCGCAGCAAACGACGATGGTCAACGGCGCCTATTTTAAGCGGTCGCGGGCATCGCGTCCCAGGTGCGTCCGCGATAGGAACGCCCCGTCGCTTTCTTGTTCCTGCCGCCCCATTGCTTGAAGAAGAAGGCAGAGCCCGCCTCCGAGCACATTTCGAAAATCTCGTCGATCCATACCGGATCCATGGGCCGCGCCTTCGGGCCAGATTCGCCGCCGACAATAGCCCAGTCGATGCCATCCAGTCGGCCCGCGGCAACGGAGCCGATGAGTGGTTCAAACGAGACGAAGCGAATTGCGGCAGGCACTCGGCGAAGCTCGTTGAGGCGATCGATCACACGCCCGTCTTCTACGCTGGAGCCAAGCCAGACATTCGGCAGAACATCGAAACCGTCGCGCAGGATATCCGCCATGCGATCCGGCCGCTTGGTGAGGATCTGGTATGTGTGGCGCCGCGTATCAGCCATTGCCCGCCACACTTTTCGGATGAACTCCACCGGCACGTCTGGGTGAAATAGGTCGGACATCGAGTTGACGAATACATTCCGTGGCTTTGACCAGGTCGATGGCACAGTAAGCGCGCTCTCGTCGAGATAGAGGTCGCCCGTCCATTTCGCTCGACCGCCGCTCTTGCGCGTCAGGCCTCGGTACTTCTCGAGCCCCATGGCTTCAAGGCGGGCCGCCATACGCATCGCGTAGCAGTTGGTGCACCCCGCACTCATTATCGAGCAGCCGGCTACGGGATTCCACGTTGCATCAGTCCATTCGATTGATGTTTCAGCCATAGGACGCTCCCCGACTTTCCGAGATAAGCGATAGTTGCGATTTGGTTAAAGATCGGTTGCGCGCCGCCAGTCTCTCTCAGGCCGATCTTGAGGCCGAAATCTACCACGCTGAGAATCTGCGGGCCAAGTCAATTTTGCGAAATAGCGATAATCGCAAATTTACACGTTGACTTATTTTGCGATAGTCGCGAATATCTCCTTCGTCAGCGAGACGCCGTAGACACACGGCCGCGCCGGGAGATGAAACGATGGGCACAATGGTTACGCGATACAGGATTGAGGATGAGGTGGGCCGCGTCCTGACGGTCGAAGGCTTCTTCTCCTATGAAGCCGACGATGCTCTGCAGTTCCGGTCGGAAGACGAGGCCTACGAGGAAGCAAGCGCCTTCCCAGGTACGACCGTCGAGCGCTTTGAGCGCTATTCGACCTTCCCCGATTTCTTCCTTTCCGAAGTCGTCTCGGTCGAGAGGAGCGCAGCATGATCACCGCAGCGCAACTCCGCGACTTCGCGTTCTTCCTCTCGAACACCAGCAGGTGGGAACTTGAGAAGGCCGGCATCATTGCGCCCGGCCCGAGCGGCGACACTGCCTGGAAACGTTTCAACAACGACTTGGACGTGTTCGTGATCAAGCTCTCCGCCGAGAAGCTGAAGGCCATGACGGACATGATCGCCGGCTACCTGCAGGTGAGCGAATACTCCCGCGAGCAGGCGGCAGCCGCTGCACGGAACGTCGCGTGATGAGCCGCCCCGTCTACCACGCCTGCGATCCTGCGCAGCGCTATTGCGAATGCGGCCGCTGCGCCCTCCCGCCAGCGCGCGACATCGATCTGGACGCGGTCGCCAACCTGAACCGCGCCACCACCGCAACCGCCATGTGCCTGATCCTGATCGCCCTCCTCCTCGCCATTTTCGCCGCGGGCCTTTGGCGGACGGAACAGGTGCACAAAGCAATCGTCGCCGAAAGGAATGTCTGATGGCCATACCAGACCTTGACCACAACCTTCATCGCCAGACCGAGGCGGCAAAGTCGCTTCTGTCCAGCCTTCGCGAACAGGGCGTTGACGATGACGCCGAACTGGTCGCTGACGCGATCGAGGGCGAAACCAACCTCCTCGAGGCTATCGAAGCTGCCGTCGCCCAGATCGACGAGTGCGACGTCCTCATCACCGGCTTGAAAGCCAAGGAAGAGGAATTCGAGACCCGCCGCAAGTCGATCGAGCGACGCGCCGAGCGCGTTCGGGCTCTGATCGAACAGGCGATGCTCGCCACCGATCAAACCTCGCTAAAGCTGCCTACAGCCACCCTGTCGCTCACGAAGCGCGCGCCCGGCCTGATCGTCAACAGCGAAGCGGACATCCCTTCCCGGTTCTTCGTCGAGCAGGAGCGCCCCGCGCCGAAGCTGGACAAGAAGGCCTTAGCCGCCGCGATCAAAGCCGGCGAGCAAGTGCCCGGCGCAAACCTCGACAACGGCAGCATCTCTCTTTCCGTCCGGAGGAAGTAATCCATGAACGCCATCACGAAATTCGACCTGTCGCCGCGCCAGATCGCGCTGGTTCAGCAGACCGTCGCCAAAGACTGCAACGCCGAAGAGTTCAACCTCTTCATGGAGGTTGCCCGGGCAAAGGGCCTCGATCCGTTCCTCGGCCAGATCATTCCGATGGTCTTCTCCAAGAACAACGCTAACAAGCGGAAGATGACGATCATCATCAGCCGCGACGGCCAGCGCGTCATTGCGCAGCGCTGCGGCGACTACCGGCCGGCGAGCAAGCCAGCCACGTATGAGCTCGACGCCTCGCTCAAGAGCCCGCTCAACCCCCAGGGCATCGTATCCGCCACCGTCTATCTCTGGAAGCAGGACCCAAAGTCTGGCGAATGGTACGAGGTCGCCGGCCAGTCGTATTGGGAGGAGTTCGCCCCGATCAAAGATGAATGGGCGGAGAACGAAAAGACCGGCAAAAACTACAAGACCGGCAAGCAGACGCTGGATGACTCCGGCAACTGGTGCCGGATGCCCCGCCTCATGATCGCCAAGTGCGCCGAGATGCAGGCGTTGCGCGCCGGCTGGCCGGAGCAGTTCACCGGTCTCTATGACGAAGCGGAAATGGATCGGGCGAAGATCATCGACTTGACCGCGTCCGAGATTGTCGAGCACGAGCGCGAGGAAAACCGCCTCAAAGCCGTCGGCGCCTCCAATTCCATCACGATCACCTGGGGCGACAATTGGGCGCTTGAAAATGTGCCCGTCGGCGAATTCTTCGACCGGGCTTGCGAGTTCATCGAAAAGGAGCCGCCGGCAAAAGTAGCGAAATGGCGGGACGCCAACCGCGAGCCACTGAAAATGTTCTGGTCGAAGCATCCGGGCGATGCGCTCGAACTGAAGAGGCGGCTTGAAGCCGCAATTGCGCGGCCGGCGGCAAAAGGCCCGTCTGATGCCGAGCTCCGCAGCCATCCGCTGATGGCGGGCTGACATGAGCGGCCCGGTCCTCTTGCAGTGGGACGGCGAGGCCTTCCAGCCGGCAAACCGGCACTGGGCCCGCGAGTGCGACAAACGTTTCGTGGTCGGCGAGTTCTATACGCTCGCCGAGCACAACGACCGGAGCATGAATTCTCATCGGCATTATTTCGCTGCCGTGAACGATGCCTGGCGCAATTTGCCGGAGCAGTATTCCGGCCTGCCCTTCGCCGAATCCGCCGAGCACCTGCGCGCCTATGCGCTGATCCGGACCGGCTACTGCGATGCTCATACGATCGTTTGCAGCTCGAAGGCGGAGGCGATGCGCCTCGCCGCCTTCATCCGTCCGATCGACGCCTTCTCTGTCGTCGACGTGAAGGAGGCGACCGTCACCCGGTACGTCGCCAAGAGCCAGTCCATGAAGGCCATGGGCAAGCAGGATTTTCAGGAAAGCAAAACTGCCGTCCTCGACTTCCTCGAAGATCTGATCGGCGTCGAGCGCGGCACCACGCAACGCCAGGCAGGGAGCGCAGCATAATGGCTGAGAACAGCAAGATCGAATGGACCGATCACACCTTCAATCCGTGGATTGGATGCACGAAGGTCTCTCCGGCCTGCGACGGTTGCTACGCCGAAAACCTGATGGCGAACCGATACCACCGCGTTCAGTGGGGCGCTGGGGAAGATCGGCAGCGCACGGGCAAAACCAACTGGCGCAAGCCGATCGCTTGGGACAAGGCTGCCAAGGAAGCCGGAACCCGCCCTTATGTCTTCTGCGCATCGTTGGCCGACGTGTTCGACAACGAAGTCGACGAGATGTGGCGCTACGATCTGATGAGCCTGATCGAAGCAACGCCGAACCTCATTTGGCTTTTGCTGACGAAGCGGATCGGCAATGTCATGAAGATGACCGACCCTGCACGCGGCCATCGGATGCTCCCGCGCAATGCCGCGATCGGCGCCACCATCGCCAACCAGCCCGAATACGACCGCGACCGGATGAAGCTCTGGGAGGTGAAGCAATCGCTTGAACCGCTGTTCACCTTCGGAAGCTACGAACCGCTCCTAAGCCGTGTCGTCCTCGACAAGTATGCGCCGGACTGGATCATCACCGGAGGCGAGACCGATCAGGGGCCGCACAAGGCGCGATACACCGACCCGGATAACTTCCGCTATCTGCGCGATCAGAGCCGCGAGCTCGGCCGTGCCTTCTTCATGAAGCAGATGACGCGCAAGGCGCCGATCCCGGCCGACCTTCTCGTTCGGCAGTATCCGGAGGCAGCATGACCGACCGTCCTATTCTCTTCTCCGCTCCGATGGTCCGCGCGCTGCTCGCCGGCCGCAAGACGCAGACGCGGCGCACGCTCGGCCAGTTTGACGTGTTCCGCCTTCCTGACGGTAGCGAGGCTCCCGTTTCATGCCTTCACATCGAGGGGGAGCCTTTGCCGCGCGTGACGATCGGGCGCGTAGTGACAGAGCGGAAGCTCAAGGCTGCGGTTGGTGACCGGCTATGGGTCAAAGAATCCCATGCCCGCGTCGGTGACAATGGCAACGACCATATGGCCTGTCCAGATCTGACGAGGCTCGTCTACTACCGAACCGATGACGTGCAACCGGAGCTTTCCCGTTGGCGTCCGTCGATCTTCATGCGGCGGCAGGATTCGCGCATCACGCTGATCGTCACCGACGTCCGCGTCGAGCGGCTGCAGGACATCAGCGAGGAAGACGCAATCGCGGAAGGGGTGGAGCGGCTTCACTCGGGTTTTTACCCGTACGGGATAGCAACCTTCATGACCACCTTTGTGGATGGACGCGAAGTCCCCGCACAGTGCTGCACCAATGCAAGGGACAGCTACCAGCTGTTATGGGACCATATCAACGGGCGCGGCGCTTGGGACGCCAATCCGTTTGTCGCCGCCTACACCTTCACGGTCATCAAGCAGAATATCGACCAGATCGCGAGGGCGGCATGATTTCGCGGTGCAAGTGGGTACGCGATCCGGAGGTGCCGGGCGGAAAGTTCCTTGTCCCCGGCTGCTGGAACCGAGCCATCAATGGCGACAACGCCGAATGCCATTGCATCGACGGGACAGAAACGGCCGCCGAGCGGCTGGAAAGCAAGCTCGACATAGTTCTCAAGCGGCTCGACAAGCTGGAAGCTCGTATGGAGGGCAAGCACTGATGGCCTATCGGATCGCCAACTCCATCCGCCCGGATCCGACACCAAAGCGGAAGCCGACGAAGAATAAAGATTACCTAGCCTTCATCCACGAGCTGCCATGCTGCGTTTCCGGCCGGTACGGCGTCGAAGCCGCGCACCTGTCTTGCGCAGCTCCGCGGTATGGCCATTACGGTCGCGGCAAGGGCAGCAAGGTTTCTGACCGCTGGGTTCTTCCGCTGCATCCCGACGAGCACCGCCGCCAGCACGGCATGAACGAGGAGCGCTTTTGGCGCGCCGCGCGCATCAATCCACATGTTCTCGCCCTCACCATTCACGGCCTCTGGTCCGATATGGGCGAGGATGCGGCGCCATTCGCAACTGCTATTATCAATCAGACGCTGGCGGACGCCGGCGCGCTCCGGTCGAGGGACGAGGTATGACAAACGTGTTCACCGCAGATGAAGTCGCGAACCTCGGCAAGCACCAAACCGGAGGCCAGTTCCACCCGTTCACCTGCGCCAATCGCGGCGACGGCAATCACCGTGCTGCCTATGGCGACCTCGGCGCGCTTATCCCTACCGTGCGCGGATGGATTTGCCCGTTCTGTGACTACACGCAGGATTGGGCGCATGGCTTCATGAAGGCGGAGCCCGCCGGGCTCAATCTGGCGCAGAGCCTGGAAGATCGCCCGCTCTATTCTAGCCATCCCGCACCGGCGAATTCCCCGATCACGCCAACTGTCAACAAGAACGGCAGTGGAACGAACAGTGAAACGCCGGAAAAAACCTGCCCAAATGACCCTAAAAGTGGCTTTAAAAAGTGGAACATCGCCCCCGCCGATACGGGCGCCGCACAGAGCAGGGCCGAGGCCTTCGACCAGATCGTAGCCGCCCGCAAAGCCTACGTTGATGCCGTATCTGCTTACAACGCCCGCCTTGAATTTGTGCGCGCGGAACGGGAGCGGGGAAACTGGCTCAATGTCGATCCCGAATATGCCGCGATGTCGGAAGCTCAATCGGCATTCTATCGCACCGTCCAAGATCTTGCCGATGCCGCCATCCGCCAGCGCGCCGAGAAGAAGCGATGATCCCCGACCTGACCAACGCCACCCCCGCCACGCGCGAATACTACGCTCTTCCCGAGGAGATCCGCACGGCAGCAAAGGCTATAGCCGGTCCGCCTAGGCCGATGACCCATATCGAAGTCCTGTTGGCGATCGGGACGGCGATCGCAAATGAGCGGGAAGCGGCGAAGAGAGGCGAAAGATGAGAGAACGTCGCCAATCCCTTGTTCCCCCAGGCAGCTGGCCACCTCGCATGTCCGCTGACATGGCTGCCGGGTATTGCGGGGAAAAGCATGTCGAAGATTTCCTCGAGCGCGTCGGCACGATCTATCCGAACCCGCGCATCGTTGACAGCACGCGACGGAAGTTCTGGTATCGTGAGGACCTGGACCGGGCGATGAACCTCGGCACATCGACGATGTCCTCAGGATTGGGAGCGAAGTTCCGTGAAAAGATCAGGGAAAAGCGGAACGGTGGAACTGCCTAA